TAAGGCTACGATCCTACCGAGAATCGAACTCGGATCATTAGCGTGACAAGCTAACATTCTAACCGTTAAACTATAGGATCAAGTCCAAGAGTTAATGGATCTTGATTATTCAAATACCACTCCTCAAAGGTGACAGTCTATAAAGCAGTAATAACACGTTTGAACTTGTCAATTCGATGACCTAATGATCGAAGATCTGCAAACTCTGATTAGTTTATAGAAGATTTCTCTTAGTGTTGGATGATTAACTCCTGAAATGTAATCAAAGGATAATAGCCCGTTCACCAATAACTTATGGGTCTTACCGCTTTAGAATCCCTTGATTACATACTCATTATAGCTCTTGATCCTTGACTTGGCTATGCTTTGTTAGCAAACCCAGACAGTATCATTGAGACTATCTTGAGAACCAAGTGATAGACTGGTGTCTTCCCTTGATACTTATATTATAGCGGATCATACCGATTAATCATCCATATGTCAGCAAACCAACACTAACTGATACTAACCGTACTATCTATTCTTATTACTGTGCAATACTATTTGACTGTGAATTACTATCTATTTCTATTATTAACTGATGTGCATACAGATAGCAACAAATTAATATAAGTTTTACTTATCCATGCTAGTTATTACAGTACAATCATGATTAAGTCGATATAAATACTGTGATCAATCACTATATATAGTAATAAACAGCCCCCATGGGGGGTAACAGCGTCCTTGCTATGACGCTATGCCCCTTCAGACATTTTTATTATTTTTTTACGGACTTTACGTTCTTTTTGCAGAATTTTTACGGCTTCTTCTCTTTCTAGGGCCAGTTCTGCCTTCTTCATAAGTTTTAAGAGTTTCTTTTGAGGATTCTTCAAGTTTAACAAGATAATCTGTAGATAAACCTGCTTTTTGAATTAAAGAGTTACAATAATCAGCATTAATACGGTAAAACTGTTGAAGATCTGTATTAAGTAAGGAGGCAGAGAGTTTAATATTGCAAATAATAGGTCTAGAATCATATACAGAGCATTGACCATCATCCGTTAATTTAGAGCAGGAACCGTCTGGTTTAGTCTTATAAGGGAATACATCAATTAAATCTCTAAGAACTAGAGGTAAGTTAGGTTTATTAAGATAGAGGTTAGCTATATTTTTACAACATAAGCCACATTTAGTACAAGGGAAGTCATCCATTTAACAAAACCTCTTTTAAAGCTTGAGTTAAGCCTCTATAACTTATAGCTACATATATTTGACCTAATAGAACTGCTATAGTTGCTATAGACCAAAAGATATAATAGTAACGTTGTTTATGTTGGGGTGGGGATTTAGTCATGTTGGGGAAATGATTGGTGGTTGTCTTAGGAATATCCAATCAGAGGATATTAAGAAGAGGGAAGAGTTGGTCGTGAGATCAACGAATTCCCTCTTAAGGGGGAGGGTCCACCCTTCCCTTCCCCTGTATAGGGGGGTGATCTAATTTATCCAGGTAGGGACTACCTTTTGAGTTTCTATACCTCTTGCTTCATCTCTTTGATCTTTATTCATTCCCAATACCATATGATTAGCAGAATTATGAGGACTTTCAAGGAAGTCAGTCAACATCGATTCCCACTCTTCACGTTTACGAAGTTTAATTGTTTCATGAGCAGAGATAGAGAGAGCGTCTGTATAATATTTAACACCTTGAGCAAGACAGTCAAGACGGTCATCATGCTTTACTGCACCTTTCTCTCTACACATTCTACTCATTTGGTAGAAGAGCATGTATTGGAGTCTTTCTTCAGGAGCAGCGTTAGCATTAGATTTGTAATCCCAATCTATAACTGACTTATCAACCACAAGTCTGTGCTGATTAAGCACAGGTTCAAGAGAATCAATAATACGGTCTTCTTTTCTAACATTAGCTCTTACTTCTTCTATGTCTATAGCTAGGCCAGTCATCTGTAGATGTTTTTTAAACAACTCAGCAACCATACCATCACCAAAGTTAGTTTCAATTAAAAGTTTAGTAACTTTATATTTACGACAACCTCTTAATATATTTAAGAGTGTGTTGTCTGAGTATCCGTCTCTATAAGCTCGCATTTCATGGAGGTATAAGAACCCATTCTTTTGGGATATAAAGGCGGCAGCTGTTTCATCTGTTCCTCTTCCAGAGGGATCCACGCTGCAAATTGTTTCGGTGTAAGGTGTCCATTCTCCTTGTAACTGCATAGGAGAGTAAAAGTAGTCACCTGGGAGTCCGACTGTTGGGAGGTCTTTGATAACATTTGAGGGGTCTGAGCACCATACGCAGTTGTCTGGAGCCTCGCTAGGATTAATGCTAGTGACAACCAAATCAGCCATCTTAAGGGGAAACTTTTCCGCATCACTTAAACTCGTATCGAGTTGAAATTGAAGCATGTAGTTAGAACGACCCATAGATGCTTCACGTTCTATTAGGTCGTCATTATTAAATCTATCTGGGTCTGTTACATCCCATTCCTCAACTCCGTTATCTATATCCTCAACTATTTGAGGTGCGAGGAGTCCTTCATATTGACTAAGCTTTCCTTTACGGGGGTATCGTGAAGGCCAAACAAAGGGACGATACGAACGCTCTGCCAGCTTACGATAAACAGTAAAAGTAGTCTGAGGAGTCCCGAGATACATAATACGAGAGTCACGTTTCGGCGTGAGGATGGATTCAGCTTCGGTACAGAGTTGAAGTAATTTTTCACGCATTAACTCCGTCATGGAGTTTCCAGGAACCTCTATGTCGTCTAGTATCATTAAATCGGCTCTGCTTCCTGTTAGCTGACCAGTGATACCCACGCTTTTGACGCTTGGGGCTTGGTGAGGTGAACAGTTTACGTCGAAGCTGATGCGACTCCAGCGAGAGTCGTCCGATTTCGGTCTGAGATGTACGAGCCATGGGGTTTCAATAATTAGTTTTTGTAGGAAAATTGACATGTTATCTGCACGTTCTTTAGATGCAGATATAATCATTATTTTTCTTTCGGGGTCATTAAAGAGTGTCCATAACACAAAAGCGCCAGTAATCCAAGATTTACCAACACCTCTAAAGGCTTGAATTTGGAGTCTCTTGGGTCCGTGTTGGAGGTAGTCTGCGATTGCATATTGCGCTCTTGTAGGAGAGGGAAGGTCAAGCTGATCCCATAATGCTTGAAGGAACAGCTTGAAGTCTTGTTGTAAGGCAGTTAAGGTATTCATTATTCTTCTTGGTCTATACCAAATATATTGTCTACCATATCAGACAATAAATTCAGTTGAGCAGAATCTTCATATATACCTTCTGATTTTCCATATCTTTTTAAATCAGATTCAAATTCAGATCTTCTACTTCCCACACTCTTAGCTCTTTGACGTGGTTTTTTACCACTTACTGCATCTAAAAGTCTTTGATAACCTTTAACTACTCTTTCATAAGTACCCTCATTGACATAGTCAGGTAAACCTGGTAATGTATCTAATATATCTACTAATTCTTCTGGAGGCAATCCTTTCAAAGCATCACCAACCCAAGGTTCCCAACCAGTAATACGTTTAGATTCGGCTTGTTTCTCTGCAGCAAGTTTTTGTAGTTGTTTATATATGAACTCTTCACTTTGCCTAATAACTCTTGCATATTTTTTTATATAAGACTTTCTAGATTCAAAAGTAGTTAAGTTCTCAAGATTGGCTTTATCATATAATTTATCTAACTGTTTACCTATTCTGTCATTTATAAAATCATGTACTTTTGTATGTATTCTATTAGGTATAGCATAATCTTGAGCAGGTGTATTGCCTGAGAAAACCCCTCTTTCTGCTAAGAAAGCTACAGCTTTAGCTCTTTCTTCTATAGGTAATCCATTTATTAACCTAGCTCCTTGTTTAAGTGGATTAAAGTGATGATGTCTTATAGCTAATTCTTCTTTAGTCATTTCAGGATATTTTTTCAATAAAGCTTGAGCTAATTCTTTCTGCCATAAATAGAAGTCATTTTTAGAAAATCTAGGATCTTGCATTGCTCCTGCAAATTCTCTGAACTCTCTAAATTCACCTTCACCTGTTATATCAAATGGACCAGCTCCTTCTAAATCTTTTACTGAATACCCTCCTTTATCTAAATTACTAGGTATAAGAGTAGGTTTAGTTAAATCTTCACCTTTTCCTGATAACTTTTTTCTAGGAAACTTTTCTTGTTCATCATCAAATAACTCACCTTGACCTAAAGGATCTTTAACACTAAACATTAAATTAGGATTTCTTCTATTTGGAGAAAATAAACTATTCTTTCGTAAACTACCAGATGTGAAATCTTTAATCTGTTTTGCTCCAGTCATAGCAGCAGTCCAACCTGCATCTGGGTGATTGCTATAGATTTCTCTAGCTCTTTTAATAACATCAGCTGGTGCATTAACTATTTCATCAACAACTTGTGCCTTAGTATTAATTACACGTTTACTAGGTATTGGGCTGAATCTTTCATCATATGCAGTCTTACCTTTTCTAGCAAGATTCTTTAAGGATTTAAGATCCTTACCCATTCGGTCAATGTTACTTCTTAAAGTCTGACCTCTAGTATACATATAACTATGAGCCCAAGGTTGTCGGTTCAGCTTACTATATGCTGTAGATAGTCCTCCTTTAAGTAATTGAGCACCACCAATACCTATTGCTGCTTGATCTACAAGTCTCGGATCAAATCCAAGACCTCTGGAAATACCAGTTCTAATGAATTTGTATCCTAAAACTTTTGGAGAAAGATTCAGTATCAGTGCTAGGTCTTGTGTCTGTATAGGCTTAAGGCTACCATCAGCGAAAGTGCCTCCACTTTCCCAACCTATTTGTGCTCCTAATTTTATAGCATCTCTTACATTTTGAGGTAGTCTTCTCCATGTATTATCTAGAACAGCTTCATTAATGGTCTCTACGACTTCACTTCCACGTGTTCCTGGTTCAGGAATATTTATCTTCAAACCATGTTTATCTTTATCCCATCCTATAGGAGCTTGAGTAAAAGTCATATTTACCTCCTCTGAGCACCGCCTCTAGCACGGTTTGTCTTACGTGATTCAATTGTCATTCTACCACCTTTATGAGATACATCCTGTTGTGGACCAGGTTTTAACTTACGTCGTATCTTCATTAAATCTCTTCTATACTTTTTCTTAGCTGGGGTTTTATTTGCATTTGTGTTATCCCTAACATGTTTAGCCCTAGCTTTAGGGTTGCTTCGGTAGTACCTTGCTGTCCTACCTGGATTGGGGCTTGGCTTTGGTCCCATAGAGTCTATGTTGTATAAGTTCTGGATCTACTTTAGGTATAACTGAAGCTAATTTATCTAATGGTGTACCTTGATAAGCTACTCCTGTGATATCATTAGTCTTTAACCAATCACATGCAGCTTTTAAATCTTGGGTTGTAGCCTCACCACTACGGATTCTTTTTAGGAAATCTTCAGTGACGAGGTTATGTAACTCATTAAATTTATCTTCAGTAGCCTTCTTTGGGAGGACTCTGACTTCTTCCATTTAACTGAATAGTTTTTCTTTTACAATTTTCAATGCCTGATCGTCTAGTTTATTGTCAGTTCTAGCAACATAGGCTTCTAATAGGTCTACTACAAGCTTCTTAACTGAGTCTGACTTCAAGAAGGCGAATAGAATGGGCTTGATTAATACGATCATGATTTTAATAGGGGGTTATTTGGATGATTTAGATTTTTTAGCTGCTTCTTTTTCAGCAGCTGCTTTCTGTGCTTCTAGAGAGATTTCTAATGAAGTTTTCTGTCTAGGTGTTACAGCAGGAGCTTTATAAGGATTTAATGTACTCATTTTTTAAATGGGTTAAGGTTTTGATACCATTTTTTAGGTGGTGGTGGTGGTTGAGAAGCTGCTATTTGTTTTGCAACTTCTTTTTTAAATGCAGCTATAGGAATAACATCACTACAAATATGATATACCCTAGTTCCAGGGCGTATCATAAAGCCTTTTTGTTGTAAGCCAGCACATTCTTTTATACGTACTAACTCATAATCCAAGGACATCTTTGCAGAATGTTTCTTAGCTATACTTTTACATATTTCAACAAGAGAACCATCAAGGGGCATCATAAAATTTAATTGAGCACCCCAGTTCTCAGCTACAGTATAGCTTTGTTGATCCATGTGATCATCATACGGTGTTGTATGATTGCCCATATAGAATGGGCTGAATGTCATAGTTGCACCA